CGGCGCGGTTGTCATCGTAACGGTGCCACCCGTCAGAACGCCTGCACCCGTGACGGTGTAGTTAGTTCCGAGAACTTGTGTTGTCTCCACGCCAGCAGACGAGCGCAGCACAACCAAGAGCTGGCTGTTGGCAAGGAAATAAAACGGGACAGCGAACGCGACGGTGACGCCGTTTCCGCTGTAGCTTACTTTTGCAGTCGATGATGAAACGGTCATGGTTTACTCCACTACTTCAGAAGGTGCTAGCAGAAACTCCTGCCCCTGCTCGCGTTCGACCCTACGCTCCATACGTCGCAGGCTGCCCGGGTCGAGGGCCTCCTGAATCTGATAAAGGATCAGGTAATCCAGAACTATACGGGTATAAAACAAGTTCATAAACGGCGTGTTGGAGATCAGCATACGGAATGCCGAAGAGGCCACATCGTCCCCGCGCATGGCTCGCTGCCGTAAATCATCAAGATCGCTGATAACGCCAAATGTCGGGCCAACCAGAGTGTCGATGATGTTTCTGCCGAACCTGTTGTTCTGTCCCAACAAGAAGTCGCCGTAAATGCCAAGCGCACCACCTTGTAGCATGGCAGCAGTCCATGTCTGCGGCAACGTCGGATCTCGAGGCTCCTTGCCCTTGATCAAGTCCTTGGCAACCATTGCGACATAGCCGAACGCAGTCATCGCAAGAATCATTTGCGCGAGGCCAAGCATATCGCCCTTGCCGTACTTGAGATATTCGCCGAGCGAGTTGTAGCCGCGGCCATAAATCTCTCGACCAAATACTTGACGGGTAAGCGCAGTCGGGAAGCCCTTGAACTGAGCGATGTATCGAGCGATCTCACCCCAGAATGTGCCGGGCTTGATACCGCGAGTCCAGAAGTAGCGCGATCGCACATCAGGTTCGATAACAGCAGTCATGGCTTGATCAACGATGAAGTTGCGCAAGCGATCGGACAAGTCTCGGCGAGCATTGGCAACCGCTGTCTCAGTCGTCGAGCGCCCGATCGTATTGAGATACGACAGTATCGCTTCTTGCGGCAATCTGCTGACTGCCTCCGGCACAACGTAGAACTTGCCTTTGCTATCAGATACAAATCCGCGGCGCAGCAGATCCCACTCTGGAGCTGTAATCCCGTATTGCTCAAACAATCGCTTGGAGCTCGCATCAAGCCCGTCAAAGCCGGTGTTGCGCAAGTTGCCGAGCCAGTTAGCGGTGCCGAGCTCCATACCCTCGCGCAAGGTGTCAGTCCACCAAGACAGACCGTTAAGACGGAAGAAGATTCGCATCAGGTCGGCAGACCCGGCAGACATGATATCGTCCGAGTCAAAGCGCATCGCGACGCCACCGATAATCCCCTCGGCTACGCTGTCGATCATGTTCAGAATTTGTTTCCGCTCGCCCTTGGCGCGACCTTGGAGCAGATTGCCGATACCCTCGCCAATTCCAGAGAGCAAGCCGCCGCGGCCCTGATATCGAATTTGGCTGGCGTATACAGGGAGATCCGTGACCGCCGAGATCACAGCGCCGCCGAGCTTTGCCATCGACTGCACGACTCGGATATTAGATCCAATTCGAGCACTAATTTGACTGCCCGGTACATTGGCTCTGCCGTCCAGCATTGTTAGCAAATTGGTTGCTTCGTCTTTGGAATCTGCAAAGTTAGCTCGGGCTTCTGGGTCTCCACGCAAGGATGCTTCAATCTCAGCCATTGATGCCTTGAGCGTGTATTCCGGATTTGGGCCAAGAATGCGCATCATGCCGGCCTGCTGCGCAGCGCGACTCAAGTCGCCGAGAATGGCCTCATTCAACTTGCCGGAGCCGAACTTCTCAAGATAGTCAAACTCCGAATCGGCATCAAGAAAGTAGATGACGCGAGACTGTGACGCGCGACGGGCAAGTGAGCCCGGCGTCGTATACGCAGCAGCTTCCGCATCAACAGCAGACAAATGCCGACCGGCAGCCAGATCATCGTAAACAATATCGAGGAACTCCTCGAGATTCTGACCCGGCTCCAGAGTGCGATCGACATCAAGCCGCTGCCGAACAAAAGCTTTCCACTCTTCTGCGCCAGCCGTGCGGATCTTGGTGAAGTCGTGCTGCTGCCGGGTGATGTATCCGGTCAGGTCACGAATCCATGCGCCGAATCGATTGCGAGTATTGCGAGCATCCTCGCGATACTTGTAAACGATCTTTGCAATCGTCACGGCCTCGGGGACGATCCCTTCAAGCCGCGGGTTTGGCCGGCCCATTTGGTACAGCGCGCGAGCGACGTCGCGGCCATAGGCGTTGCTCATGAAAGCCTCGCCGACACCAGCCTGCTCGAGCTCTGCCAGCATCCCCTTTGTCCAGCGCGTGAAGTAGGTGCGCTGCCAATGGAATACAGAATCCTTCGATCCGAACCGAGCGAACGACGAACCACCAAGAACCGACAGGATTCCTTCCCGCGGGTTTTGCGCAAACTGAGAAATGACCCGGCCAACGATCTTGGTTCTGGCAGCCAGCGTCAGAGCAGCATTGCGAGCAGCGATAGTGGCGTCGAGCTTGACGTTATTGGCGACAGCATTGGCTGCGCGAATAGCATCGCTCTGGAGCGAATCAGCAGTCTCGTCTGCGGTGAACTGAGCTTGCGCTTTCTTCAGCCGTGAACGAACCGTGCGATTCTCGGTCTTGAGCTGCTCAAGTAATTGGTCGATCTCGTATGCGCCGAGCTGGTTGTTGGTCGCGGCCTGCATCGCAGCACGAGCAGCGTCGTCATTGCCGATACGCTCTGCCGCGGCGCGAACCGCGCGAGCATAGATATCAGCTCGCTGTATAGCATCGTTGAACGGGCGCAGTTCTGCGTTAGATTCCGGCGCGTTATATACGCCACCCTCTTCGGCAACCGAGCGCATACGCTTGGCATCCTCAAGAGAGACTTTGCGCAGATAGTCAAACGCAGGGCTGGTGTCTGGAGATACTCGAGCGCGACGATCTTGCGGAAACGGCGAGCGCATACCGGGATTGGACGCTGTGATGTATCGGCCATCCGGAGAAATAAATACGCGATCAACAACGAAGTCTTGAATCGCGTTGAGAGTCTCCATGTTTTTGCCGATAGCAAACAGAAACTCGCCGCGAGCCTCAAGAGCCGTTCGCATCAATGCGGTTTTTGCGGCAGCGGTTCCTTTGCGTAACTGTTCACTCGGAAGCACAGCTAAGTTACGCACCACCATTTGCGCATTAGCAACGGCAATAACAACCGCGTCCTCATCAACCTCAATTTGCTTGGCAATGTTGACAAGTTTATCTGGGCCTGTGATTGGCTTGCCGCCAATATCCATCAGCTTCTTTGGATCTGCCTGCCCAAAATCCTTGTCGATTGTTTTTGCGTTGCCATCTGCATCAATCACCGTGTACTGATTCGTATCAACGATGACATGGCCTTTTGGGTCAACACCCATTTTAGCAATAAACTTCGACACGCTACGAGTGAAGTCAATGTCTGCCGTGCTCGCGTTTGGATTGGTGCTCGGGTGGTTGTGCAGCATATACACCCCCTTTGCGCCCAAGAAGATAGCGCGCTGCACTAGCTCACCCAAGAATTGTTCGCCTTCGCCAATAAAGCCAACAGCAGATCCCGGCAAGCGCGATGTCAGGCCAGCTTGCGCGATGATGTTATCGTTACGGTCAACAAAGAAATACCGCAGCGTCTCAAAGCGAGGATCGCGATAAACTTGCGCTAGTACAGCGAGGTCGGCGTAATCGGTTACTTTTTGTCCGACGAGCGAGACTCTCTGGCGCTCTGAATACTGATCAGAGAGGGAGAGGGCGAGTATAGAGTCGGCTGATCGTAAGTCCTCAACGGCCCTAACCGCTTGCCGTTGGGCAGCAGCTGCCCCCGGGCCAGCCTGCGTTCGAACAGGGCCTTCGGCGAGGTAACGCTGGAGTCCTTCATTTACGGTTAAGCCTCGAGAAACCTCGAGATCTCCTCGTCCTGCTCGTCTTGCGAGTTGCTCGGCCTGTAGCTCTTCGTCAACAGCTCGAGTGACTCCGGAGATTGCATCTCTGGAGATTCCTCGCTGCTCGGCGAGTTTGGCTGCGGCGTTTGCGTAGTCTGGGGCTGCGTCGTCTGCATATCCTGCTTCGACTTCTGCATCTGATGCTCCTGCGGCGTCATATAGTCGCTTTTCCGGATACCAAAGTAAAGCCTGCAAGTCGGCCATTGTCAGGTCTGGATTGTCGCGCTGGAGCTGCTCCAATGCGGCATTGAACACCTTGCGAATGCGACCGCGCTCTGGCGGCCCATCCGGTGCTTCCTTCTGGCCGTCGAGATATTTCGACAAGGCGTTGCCAGCTTTGCGGATCTCGTCGCCAAGACCGACACGAGCATCGCCTTTCTTCGGCGCGCCAACGATAGCGTTGATCTGATCCTGATCAAATCCACGAGCGATGTCGTTCATGATTGCCCGGTTCTCAGGCTTCTGGCTTGCCTTGGCTATTGCGAAGGCGAGCTCATCTGGCCGAGAGACGGCAATCTTTTTGCGAAGCACTTGCTCGAGAGACTTGCGCT